ATCCATAAAAGGCGAGACGGGTACATCTTGACTCATTATATGTAGCCATGGTATTTCCTTTTCTTTGAAAAGCCAGCGGGTATTACCCCGCCAACCATTTTAAGCAGCCTCGACGTATGCGCCGTCGTCAAGCGGCACGTAAAACACTGACCACTTTGTTGAGATTGTTTTCGCCGCGGAGCTCGTAAGCTCAATAGCGCCGGCGGGAAGTATTAAATCTCGCACCATGCTCTGTATCGCCCCGGCGCTAACGCCATACATCGCGTCAGCAACGGCGCCAGTGATACATAACAGCGTGCCGACCTCTTGCGCATTGGCCGCAACCACAGTGTCCAACACCGCGGTGGTCCCGACATCAGGATTTGACTGGAGCTGAATGTTCGTTGCGCCTGAGGCCCCGACGGTTATTTCGCCGACGACGCCCCGAAGAACGACCCGGCCGCCCTTAATATTGAAAAGCACGTGGGTCGCAATACCCCCGGTTTCAGCGGCGGCACGGTCAACGCGTTTGCCGATAGTCAGCTCGGCAAAAGATTTTAATGGATTAAGTTGAGACATTGGTTTTCTCCTTTGTGAAAAAAAATGAACTATCCTTTCTTATTAAGCGGCCTCGACGTATGCGCCGTCATCAACCGGCACATAAAACACCGACCACTTAATAGTGACGGTCTCGGCCCCAGAGCTCGTGGCCTCGATCCCGCCCGCTGGCAGAACCAGGTCGCGAAGCGGCCCCTGTGCCGCGCCAGCGCTCACGCCGTAGATAGCGTCACCGACCGCGCCGGTTGGCACCAGCAACGTCCCGATCTCAAGCCCGCCAAGGGCAAGCACATTGCTCACCACCGCGGTCGTGCCGACATCAGGATTTGACTGGAGCCGGAGGTTCGTGGCCCCGGAGGCGGCGGTAGTGATCTCCCCGACCAGGAGATGAATAGCAACCCGGCCGCCCTTGATATTGAAAAGCACGTTGGCAGCAGCGCTTCCGTTTACCACCGCCTTATCCCTATCAACCCTTTTACCGATGGTCAGTTCAGTAAAAGATTTCAATGGGTCAAGCTGAGACATGATTTTCTCCCTTGTTGTTTTTAAAAGGGCCGGTTACCCGGCCCGTTAACTGGCCTTAATTCGGTCAGCCCTTGTAGTACGTGTCCTCTACCGCGACGGCGCTGAGGATATTTCCCGAATTCCCACCGGCAGTCAGATGAATGCCGAGATATTTCCCTGTCGGGATGATGTTCGCCGGAACCTCGAACACGACGAAGTTCTTCAGGAGCCCCAGGCCATTGTAAGTGTTCGGGATGGTGCAGGCCTTTGCGTCGGTCTGCCGGACGCCGTTGAGATAGACAGGAACGTTCTCCGTCAAGACGGCCGTGTTCGTTCCCGCCGCATCGTCGGCGGTCGACAAGGTCATTATCATCGCGGTACCGTGGCCGGTGGTTATCTGGCATACCACCGAAATCGTCCTGACCCCGGCAGTAGGGAGAATGTCAAGTTCCGTGGCGGAATCCCCCGCCCTTGCATGCTGGATAGACTGCAACTTAAACTTCTCTGCGATCGAGCTCATAGTTAATTCCTTTCCTTATGTTGCAGGGACCAGCCTCAGCCGGCCCCTTGGTTTACTGTTTGCCTATCTTGCCGCGAGCGCGACGTACGGAGAGACCGAGAACGACGCGTTCGCCTTGCTCACCACCGGTGCGTTCGTGTACGGGGTCCCGTTGAACCGATAACGGAACCTGAAAACCTGCTCGTCATACATGAACTGCACATGGATCGACGTGTCGGACTCGATGCCGCCCTTGTCGATGCCGATGTAGTCGGCCATGTCGGCCAGCAGGATGTCGCCGGCGTCGCCGAGCTTGGAGCACTGTTCGACAGGAATGACCGGACGACCCATAAGGGTCATGTACGGGGAACCCGAGACCCCGCCTGCCGGCAGGAACACCGGCACGCCGCCGGTCCCGACCGTCTGGCTCATCGTCATCAGCTCAGGCTGGCACTCCTGGTTGATGTACCACACCGCCCGCGTCTGCGCAGCGGGAGCGAGCCGAGACCACATCTTGATGATGTTCTGAAAAACGATCGTGTCCGCCGCCTGGCCGTTTTCCTTCGCGACGCTTATGAGCGCCGGGCAATTGAAAACGCCGAGCGGGTTTCCGACCCCGGAGCCGTTGAATATCGCATCGTCGAGGACGAACGCCATCTCGTCGGAGTACACCTTGCGGATGAACCCTTCGAGTGCCGTTCCGTCCATCATCAGCTCGTCGGTCACATAGCAGAACGCGAGGAGCTTCTCGAGCTTGAGCGTGATGTTCCGCATCTTCGGCTTCGTCGCCGTTCCGAGCGTGCCCTCGTTCGCCCAGTAAGCCCGGGCGCCGCCGAAACGTGAACCGTTCGCACGGGACGTCTCCGCGATCGCGTTCATACTGATACCGTTGGAGCCCGGACCGATGGGGATCATCGTGATGCGGGAAATTGACGTCGACTTCTGCATGATGGATTCCATCAGGCTTTTCACGAAGGTCGGATTCACCATAAATCCGCCGTCGGAGCTCACCGCGACGCCCATCCCGGTGGCGACATTCTGCGGAGAGTGATCAGGCATAAGCCTGGGGTCGATCACCGCGTTCGACGGGTCGTACGCGTTCTTGACGGCAACCAGGAACTCGCCGAAGCTGTTCCACGGCTTGCGGCCCTGCAGTCTCACGTCGGCGACAGGCGCCGGGGTGACGGAAGCCTTCAGCCCGTCCTTGATACTCTGGACCTTTTTCTCCCGTTCGGCCGCGTTTTTCCACTTCTGGACGTCCTTCTCCAGCCCGTCGAAAACCGTCTGCTCCTCGTCGGTGAGATCTCTCTTCTCCGCTTTCGCGGCGTCCAGCAGAGCCTGAATTTTGTTCATGGCCTCCTGGATAAGTTCGGCATAATTCATACCAGAACCCCTTTCTTTAAGGTTAAAAATTTATGGTTCGCGTTGATTAGTCGTGGTTTACCCGCATCGGCAGGCACAACGCTGAACCTGGCCTTGGGGAATGATTTAAATTTTTCGATGTCGACCTCGACGCCGTTGACGATAAACTTCTGCCCGTCGAGGCATGCTTTAATTTCCTGTTTCTCCTCGAGGATATCAGAGAACCCCAGGTTTTTCGCCTCGGTCCCGGTCATCCATGTCTCTTCGTCCATCATTCTCGACAATTCACTCTCGGGTTTCTTGGTCTTTCCCGCATACGTGGAGAGGATGGATAGTTTTGCGCGATCGAGGATCTCGGCCTCTTTCCGCATATCCGCAGCGGAACCGCAAGCACAACCCCACGGATTATGTATCATCATCAGCGCGTTCTTCGGCATGATGATTTTGTCAGCCGCCATCACCACCACTGATGCTATCGAGGCCGCAAGGCCGTCGATGTAGGCTGTGACGGTCGCCTCGAGCCGGTTTATGATGTTGTAGATGGTTAAGCCCGCGAAGACGCCTCCGCCCGGCGAATTAACGAAAAGATTAATGGCCTTCAGCTTTTTCAGCTTCGCCACCTGGTCCTTGAACCACGACGGGGTGACATCCTCATCCATCCACTTCTCCTCGACAATAAGGCCGTAGATGTATATTTCCCCCGCATCGTCGCCCTTATTCAGCACCTTAAACCATTCTGGGTTCATAGTTCTCTGCTCGCTTTAATGAGGTTTTCTATCTCCCGCACTATTCCCGTATCCGGCGGGGTTTGCTTCGGCAGTTCCTTTCCGGCCTCGATCATATTTATCGGCTGCAGGTAAATATCGCCGTTCGGGATTTTATTCATATTCAGCAGCCGACGGATGTCGTTGACCGATAGCCAGCCCCACTGCCGGCCGGCCGCAAACGCCTCGGCCATACTCTTTGAGTCACCGCGCAATAGTGCGTTAATATTGAACTCGTGATAATAACCGTCTGCCCGCTGTTTCTGAGTCAGGAGTTGAGCATTTATGCACTCCTCGGCCCGCTTATAGTGCGGGAGCATGGTGTACATCACAAATTCGAGACTCTGATGCTCGATATTATTGTTCGTCGCTTTGTCCAGATTCTGCACGAGGTGAAGCGGTACGCGGCAAAAACGGCAGATGTCCTCGACCTGAAATTTTTTACTCGACAGGAGCTCGGCATCGACCATTTTCAGCTCATAAGGCACAAATTTCAGCCCATCCTCAGCAAGAATGGGCTCCCCCTTCGACGCCATACTCTGATAACGCTCCCTTAGGTCCTTTTTCAGCCGCTCATATGCCTCATCCCGAAGATGCCCTGGATGCTCAAAGGTCCCGCTCGGGAATGCACCATTCTCGAAATATTTCTGCGCGAACCGTTCATACGTCACACCAAGCCGGATCGTCGCGGTAGCATACTCCAGAATTGACATCCCCACGACACCGCCCATGGAGGGCCCCGGAATATGCAAAACATCCGCCCTGCTGAGCACTT